ATGTCGGGGAAGTGATATTTCTGACAAAACTCAACTCCCTGCGGCGAGGTGAACAGCCTGATGATTTGTTCGAGGTTCTCCGTGCCTTTGAACATACTGCACAACCGATATTTCTCCGCAATGTTGAATAGTGAGCGGCTTTCGCATTCCCGCTGCGCTTGTTGCTTGACGGACTTCCATTGTGCGTATATTTCGTTAAGTAGCGTTCGTTCCATAGTCAGTCACTATTTTTTCAGTTTTATGCCTTTTAGGGCAATGTCGTTTACTGTATTTTTGACCGCTTGCATATCGTTCTCAATGCGTTCCAACTTCGACAGATGCTTGGTATTGTCCTCAATTCCTGCGAGGTGTTCAAGCATCCGGGCACTATTGGCAACAAGGAGTTTTGCGCTCTCCATAAGGGAGTAGGTATGCCCCTGTATGGCCGTCGCCCGTCCGTTTAGTTCATCGACGCTATCCTGCGAAGCGGTGGCGATTCCTTTTTCCGATGCCTCACGGGTGGCGTCGCCCGTTACGGTAAACATATTTTTTACCGAATCGGGGAGGTTGTCCCATATCATTTTGAACTCGTCGCCTACGGCGTTCAAGTCGTTGGCGAATCCGCTCATCGAGCCTATGATAGCATCAATCCCGGCAAACTCGCCGTCTTTGTACCATTTCGCTTTGTATTTGTCGAAAATCTCTCCGAGCGGTTCTTCGAGATACGTGCTTACCAGCATTCGTTTAATGACATCAGCAACAATTTCGTTTACTTTGTCGCCCCATGCTTCGGCAGCATCCTCGCCCGCTTGGAATGCGTCGATAAACGCATCGGCCAATTCGTTTGCGATGTCTGAGGCACTACCACCAATAATCTCCTCGACAATCTCGTTGATTATTTTGTTGGCCTCCCCGCCGAGTTCTTGTATCTGTCGTTCTAAATCAGCAATTTTACCATGGTCGGTTTTTTTCTTGGCGTCCTCATTCTTTATCTGCTCTTGGATGAGTAACTGTTGTTCGGCAATGTTTCGGAGTTGCTCTTTTGCATTGTCAAACTTCTTTTCTCCAAGAGCCTTATCAGCCGTGTATGCAATATTGGCATAGGCAACCGCCAATTTTTCTGCCGACTTCTGCATTATCTCGTTCTGATAGACAACCCGTCCCGTAATCATATATATCGAAAGGGCATATCGGTTTGTGGCGGTGTGAAGTTGCAGTACTTCTTTCGTCGTTTCGGCGTATACCTGTCGTACTTTCTGCAACACATTGAACGTGTTGTTCTGCAATCGCACCACATCGGCATTGTCGAGTTCCCATTGGAGTTGGTCAATACGACCTTGCAGCCTTTCAATCTCTTTCTGATATTTCTCGTCGTTGTTGAACAGTCCGATAATAGTTGTCGCTATGGACATTGCCGCCGAAATAATCGTCAGGATTACACTGGCTTTCTCCACCGTCTGAATTGCCGATGATGATGCCAACGCCGCAGTTTGCATCCCCGTTGTGGACGCCGTTGTAAGCGACACAATGCTATTTATCATGCTCAACGTCGAGGAAAGAATTGTCCCCGCCGTGCTGATAATTTCACCCGCCGTGCCGCCGACCGCATCTCCGATGCTTTCAAACTCACGCTCTGCCTCCTGCAATGTTTTGTAGAGGTCTTCCCATTCCTTAATAGAGCGTTTGCCCGGTGATACTTCATTTTCAGCCTTTGCCTGTGTTACCTTTTTACGGGCGGTGTTCACTTTTGCACGGGCGGTGGACAGTTGCTTGCTGTCGGCTGTCCCTGATTTTTCGAGGTCGGCCAATTCCTGCTCGGCTTTCTCTAACACTTGCTCCAACTGCCGCAATGTCATATTGGCTATGGCATTCATCCAAGCCTGATATGTCGCCTCCCGTGATGCAAATTGCTCATCAACCGCCTTTAGAGCCTCTTGCTCGTTACGATTAAGTTCATCGACATTACCTTGCGTAACACCTTTCCTCAATGTGCCGTCTTCGTTATGCAAGGCTTTACGCTTCCGCTCGTATTCTTCCGTTATTTTATTCCGTTGCTGTTCGTAGGTCATAAAATCGGCCAGCATCTGTTCGAGCGAGGTTTTGTTGGCTTTGTTGCGTATTTCTTCGGCTACCTTATAATATTCGGCGATTTGAGCCTGTTGCTCCGGCGAGAGGTCTGCGGCGGTAACGGTCGATCGGTCGAATGTCTCTCCTTTGGCTTTCGCTTTGGGGTTTTTGTTCTCCCATTCGAGTTCACGGGCATCACGCAGAGCCTCGACCATTTCTGCTTCTCGCTGCTGGTTGGCGAAAATCAATCGTCGATATGCAAGTTCCATTTGGGCTTGCTCTTTGGCAAACCCCTCATCCATAGCGTCAATACGAGATTGGGAAATATCCAATTCCGATTGCGTTATCTGTTTCTTGACATTCGCCTCATACTCTTGTATTTTTTGATTCCGCTCGGCGGTTTCTCGCTTTATTCTTGCGGCCTCGTTTTCCGCTTTGCCAGATTGTCCATCCGTGAGTGGTAGTTTTGTTTTTAGGACTTTTATACGGGCTTCAAGAGCTTTGTATTCAGCATCGTCTTTGCCGTATTTCAACTGCTCTTTTTGCAGCGTATCTATTTGTGCCTTAACATCCTTGATTACCGATAATTCCCGTTCACGTGCGAGGGTTTTATCTTTAATCTGCTGTATCTCCTGCTCTTTGGCTGCGATTGCCGCAGTGTCAGGGGTATCGGCTTTTTTTAGAGCCGCAAGTTCCTCTTGGGCTTTGGGAAGCCTGTCCATGAGTTGCTGTAAAGAAGCGGTAGCGGCATCGAATGTCGTTTCTTCCCCATTGTCCGTCGTCGGATTCTCGCCGAATTTCATACGGGCTTGCTCCATAGAACGATTGAAAATTACCCGTGCTTTTACAGCGGCGTCAATCTGCTCTTGGAGGTCATTTACAACAATTTCCGAATATACGGGGGCATCTGAACCGGGTATAATCCCCGTCTGCACTGTTTTTGTCCGGTTGAATGCCCCGATTATTTCTTTAATTTCATCGGTTATTTCAGCCTCACCCTCGATTACCGGCTTTATTTTCCAATAGTAAGTCTCTGACAGGCTTATGCCGTCAGTTCCCTTTTGCCCTTTGAACTGTTTATCAAGAAGTTTTTTTACTTCATCTTTAACGTCGCCCTCTTTTTCGGCCAGCGTATCCGCAGCATCTTTGGTAAAGGTTTCCATTGCCCGAGCTCGGGCAGCTTTCTTTGCTTCCTCTGTAATAAGAGCATAAGCGGCAGCAATGTCGTTTAGGGCAGTTTTTTCGTCGCCGAGTTTTTTCAGGTATTCGCCATATCGGTTTATTATGGCGTCTTTGGCAGCTCGATATTCATTCGTACCCTCTTTGGCTGCTTTCAATCGGCCAAACATTGCATCAATCTGATGCACCTCTGAATCAATCTCTTTGTTGGTGGCTTTGATTGTGTCATTGAGTTTGCTTTGGGCTTTTTCTGCATCTGTTTGGTAGGTTATGAGTTTATATAATCCATAACCGAGAGCGATGACAGCTGCTGCCGCCAACGCATAAGGATTCGCCATAATTACGGCGTTAAGTTTAGCGGCAACAGCAGTCAGACGGGTTTTAACGACGGCCAAAAAACCGCTCGCCGTAGCGTTGGCCGTCTGTGCCGCAGTATTTACAGCGGTTGCAGTCGTATTGGCTGTGCGGGCGGCGGTTTCAACTGCTGTTTTCTTGGCGTTGAAATCACGTGCGGCAGACTGATAGGCGAGGGCAGCGGTTTCCCGTTGTGTTTCTGCGGCGGCTAATTTGCGTTGTGCCACCTCTACCTGTTTTGCATTGCCTGTTGCCCCGATGTGCATTAATTCGGCAAGCCGTTGTTGCTCTAATTGCTTGGCGGCTATGTATTCAGCACGGCGAGCTGCAACGGCTTGGTTGGCAGCGGTAACATCTGCACGGGCTTTCGTCAATGCACTTTGGGCTGCTTGTACATTGGCGGCGGTTTCTGCTTTGACGGCAGTATAATACTCGACAGAGGCTTTCGATAATCCCATTTTCGAGATTTGCGCCTGTTGCTCTGCCGAAAGGAGTTTATATAATTCGGCAGCCTCCTCTGTGTGTTTTACCGTGGCGACGGATTGACGCACGGCCTCGGTTGCAATAAGTGCAGCACGATATGTTCCGTATGTGGCAACGATAACCGACAAGATTTCGCCGATTTGTTCGTAATGGCGTACAACCGTTGTAGCGGCAGAAATCGACCCCGTGATGATGTCTTGATTCGACGTGCCGATGTCGTTCATCATATCGTCGATAGCACCTTTCAGGTTTGATATGCTACCATTGATGCCTTTGCTCTGTTTTTCGAGCATTCCGTGGAACTTGCCACCCTCGGCGGTAGCAGCAGCGAAAGCGTCGGCAACCATTTCCGAAGAAATTGCACCGGCCTCCATATCCTTTTTGAGCTGGCCGATACTCTTACCGGTCTTTTCGGAAATAACGGAAAGCGGGTTGAATCCGGCGTTAATCATCTGCAAAAGGTCTTGCCCCATGAGTTTGCCGGTAGACATCATCTGTGAGAACGCCAGCGTCAGCGAGTTGAATTTTTGGGCATCGCCCATTGATATGTCGCCAATCTGTTTAAGGATTGGCATGACACGGTCGGCCTCAATGTTGAACGATAGAAGCATCTGCGCTCCTTTTGCAAGGTCGTTCAACATCATAGGGGTATTAACAGCAAAAGTCCGTATTTCAGAAAATAGGGCTTGCGCTTTTTGTTTGTTGCCCCCTAAAAGGGTCTCGAATGATATGGAAAGAGCTTCAACCTCTCCACGAACTTGAATGACTGATTTGGCGAACGTCGTAGCCTGCTGGACTGAAAATGCAACGGCAATAGCGGCTCCAATTCTTTTGGAAATGCTATCAATACGGCTTCCCTCCGATACTGCCGTATCGCCAATACCCTTGATGATATTACGAGATTCGGCGGCGTCTGCTCGCAGTTGGTTGTTATCCAACCCCAAACCGTAGTATAATTTGCCCTTGTCGTTTTGCATTACTCTCCGAATAATATTGCTCGGACTTTGTCCCTGTTGCGGGGGTCGTCCGCATTTATAACTTCATTGTCATCACCTTTATCCGCTCCATTTTCCTTTTTGCTTTTGTAACTCGGAAGAACTGCCCCGTACATAATCATGTTGGCATAGCTCATTTCGTACAAGACGTATTCGAGCGGAAGATTGAACCCTTTGACAGTTCCTGCGATTACTGCCCAGATGCTGTCGTTTCGGTCTCCACTTCCCTCGTCTGTCGCAGCAGATTTATCTCGGTCAGGAAAGTGGTAAGCCCGAAAAAATCGGCAACCTGCGACCTCTGTAATAGCCGTGCGGCCAGGTTGTGAAGTTCTCTTGGCGTGATGTCTTCCAGCAGAGATTTTGCGAGTTCGGATTTGTGGTCGATAGTTTCCTCGACTTCCACTTGCCCGGGTTCTTTGAGAAGCCCCCAAAAACGCCGTTTTTCGATTGTTTTGACCGTTTTGCGTGTCTCGGTTAAGCCTTTCGCTCCGAGTATCAGAATGGCGACGATTTCCCCAATAGGGCGGCAATCTCTGCCTATGGATAGAACCTCGTCCACAATGCGTTCTGCGTCGAGTTGCACTTTCGGCATCCGTGCAACAGCTTCTGACACCAAAATCAGTGTAGCTGCGCTTGGAGGGGCGGCCTGATATACTTTGTCGCCGACCATAATTTCCTCCGGTTGTTGGAGGATTGTTTGAGCGACCTTACGTTCGATATTTTCCGGCATAACTATAATTCTTATTTATGGCGAATCCGCCGTAATTAACTTGGTGCGGGAGCTGGATTTGCACCAGCGACCTCCAACTTATGAAATTGGCGAGCTACTACCTGCTCTATCCCGCCATGTGCGGAGGTTTAACCCCCTCCGCATGGGTATCGAGCGTTACGCTCCGGCAGCCGTCTTGACGTATTTTTTCAACGTCTTGCCGGTCTTCGGCTTCTTGGCGTCGAAAGTATACTTCCACAACTTACCGTCAGCCGACGACCACGATTCCGATACCGAGACGGATGCGTTCTCGATAAGGAAGCCCTCGCACTCCTCGTCCTCCGGCGTCAGGCGCACGGCGTAGTTGTCGATAACCACACCGTCCTCGTCTTCGATAGGCTTCTCGTCGCCTTTCTTGACGAAGATTTCCAACTCGAAGACGTACTTGTTTTTGCCCTTGCGGGTATCAACAAGGTCGCCGCCCTCCTCGGTGGCCTCTTTCTTCGTTCCCTCGGTCGTTGTCAGTTTGGCGGTGTCTTCCTTGATTTCGGGCATCTTATCCCACGTGGCAGATGTTTCCGGTGCGCCGTCTTTGCTTTTGGTAAACTCTACCGTCGGTTTACCCCAACTTAATACAGACATATTCTTAATGTTTTAATGGTTTGTTAATCAATGTATTCGTATTTCAATTTAACCACGACGAAATGCTGCTGGGTTTCAGGCTCTTCCTCCGTGTAAATTGTCTGCTGCAACTTGAACTTGTAATTTGATACGGCTACCGTCAGGCTATCAACCCAATCCGATGCGGCTTTTTCGAGCGTTTCGCAACGCTGGCCGTTCTCCACGAGAACCCCGTTTTCGTAGGGGTCGATGTCAGGAACATAGATGTTTATGGTTACGACGCCTGTTTGAAGCTGACCGGGGAGGCCTGCTGTGAAAATTACGATAGCATCCTCTGCTTTGGAATCCCTCGGACGGTAACCCTTGCGATATACTTTCCCCGATATGAGTGCGGGGAGGGAACTGCTTTTCAGCAACGCCAGCACATCGCTTTGTATCTGTTTTCCTGTCTTTGCCATTATCGTTTTGTAAATCCAAGTTGTTTCATAAGGCTCGGCACGAGTTGTTCGGCCAAAAGTTCTGCGCTATCCAATACGTTATATCCTCTTGCTGATACATGGGCGGCATAGTTCATACCTGCCACCACAATCAAGACAATGCCGGACGGAAATTCCTTTGCAATTTGGCGGGCGAATGCTGCTCCGCCTTGCGACCCCTCACGCCCTTTTTTCACGGTGGCAAAATCGCTCGTCTGAACAATCTTGCCGTCCTTGACTATCACGTAGCCGATAGAGCTACGGAGGTTTCCCGTTTGGTCTTTGTAGGAGTTGGTCGATCGGGCTTCATTGATGCAGCGTTCACCGACGTAGGACAGATTATAGATTGTTTGTCGTTCAATCCTCTGTATCTGTTCTTCGAGGTACGCATTGACCTCCGACATCGGTGTTATCTGCTTTGCTCCCATATCAGACCAAAATCCGTAATTGACAAACCGCCGGTAACGGCTCTATTTCGATGACGGAAAATTCTCCGAGCATTTTTCCTCCGGCATCCCGCAACCGTAGCATTTCAGCATCATAAGGCTGTTCGTCTATGAGGATTTCATAGGAAGCGATAGTAAATGCCTCGCCGTTTGCCCTGCCTTTGTTGCTGTATTTATTTGCCCGGTATTGGCACGGGATAGGATTACCCCAAGAAACAGACGGGGCGATAGGATAGTCCGTTTTAGGGTCTATCCCTCCGCCTGTCTTTATCTTCGCTTCGATTGTGCCGTTTGCGATAATCATAGCCTTGAACCTTTGTACCCGTAAATGGATTTCGGTTTGTTGCCCTCCTCCTGACATTCTCCGTATAGGGCGTTTGCCCTGTTTCGGAACTGTACTCGTTGTTCGTCTGTAAAGCTGTATGATTGCCCGCCCTGCGTAACGTCGGGGGCGAGGGAGAGCCATAATAGGAGGTCTGCTTGGGTGAGTTTGTATGCCGTCGTTTGCATAACCTCCTGCGTTGCCTCTGCCGTCATATCAAGCCCACGATATTCCGCTGCGTCCACGAGGGAACGCAACGGAATAGGGTAGGCATTGATGCCTTTCAGCGATTCGAGAACTGTTGCCATGACGTTTAGGCGTTACCTGCGGCCTGTGTTACTGATACCTCGACGGAGTTGTCCTCTTTGTCGGTTACGGTAACCTTGCCGGTTCGTTCGGCCTCTGTGTTGGCAGCAGCCTTTACGGTTACTTTGTTGCCCGAAAGCGTAACGGACAGCCATTCCTCGTCGGCCTCAATGGTCAGCTCGGAAGCATCCCCGTCGTAGTGAACATCGAACGTCTTGCTCGAACCCGATTTCGGGAACGCCAAAGAGGTCGGATTGACGCTCAACTCCTCGCCGGTTGAATCTGCATGGAGGATGTAGATGCTATCCACACCGTCGATAACCGGTAAGGCCAAAGCCTGTGCGGTGGTGAACTCTTTGAGCGGGTCGGTCTTCGAGTATTTTGCAACGAGGATATGCGAACCGGATTTCTGATAGTTCACACCGGCAACGGGGTTGGTTTCCTCGGCCAGCGTACCATACACGAGGCGTCCTACGTTCTCGCTGGGCAAACCTACGACGTTGGCCTCTGCCCAGGGCTTCACGGATACGCGGGAGCCGTCCGGCTTTTCGATTCTGAACGACGAATCGACGATGCGGAACGTGGCTCCATACTCGTCAGCTAACGCTTCCAGCATGGTTTCCCGTGACGGAACCGGCAGCGTATTTTCGTTCGTGATGACCTGCTTGTTGTAGTTCGCAGCGAGCAGTTTTCCCTGTTTCGAGTTGCGGAACAGGTTGAAATACTTTTTCGACAACATCACGAGAGTAATCGAGTTGCCGTCCTCCTGTGCCTTGTCGAAAAGCTGCTGCACGTCGTCCTGCGGAACTGCGTTAGCCTCACCCCATTTGGCCGTGGTTGCGTGGAACGTGTTTTCGGCCTTGTAACCGAAATCGGCTCGGACGCCCGTGCCTACATTTTCCTCGTCAGGGACAAGGGTTACGCCGGTGGACAGAGCTTGCAGAAACATGATTTCCTTGCGGACATCCACACCCTTGATTGCTTTCGGGGCGTCGTCGAAGATTTTACCTACGACGGTGGTTTCGTCGGCTCCTCTTGCCCGCATCACATTGATGTCGGAAATGGCTTTCTCGCCCTTGCTGAACTTGATACC